CATCTGCTCCAGTAAATATATAAATTCATATTTGGCTGCTTCAAAATGCCCTGCCTGCTGGAGAAACAAAGGCAGGCGCAAGCGTTGGGGGAAATCTTGCAACTCTTTTTCGGTGAGTTGCTTGGCCTTGAATAAGCAAGCCAATGCTGCGAGCCAGTTGCCCTCGTCTTTGTAGCGGGTAGCATCTCGGTATAACTCGGCAATATCGGCGCTATGGATATAGGGAGCATCGGTAGGCGGTTGATAGGGTTGGTTTGGTTCAAAAAGTTTTGTGTGTAGGCTACTTTTTTTCTGCTCTACTTTGGGTAATCGGGCAACGACCAAATCGGCTTCAGAAAGAGCCAGTAAATAACTACGACCTTGCTTTTTACGGCATATTTCTTTGCGGACTTCTGCATAATATAAAACATAGCGCAACTGCTCAGTCTGCGCATCACCCCAATGCTTTTTGACATAAGCGGTCATCTCACTTTGTAAAACAGGCTTGCCCTGTTGCCGGATATGGTCGCGGATTAAAGCAAGGCCTTTTTGATATAGCGGGTCTTGCCCTGCAAATCCGGCCACCTCTTGGGCAAATGCATCTTTATTGGCTTGGTCTGTGTCATGTATGCCATAGGATGCTTTTTGGTAAAACATCCGTGCCTTATCAAAATCCCCTGCATCCCAAGCCTGTCTGGCCAACTCTACAAAATCCATTTCGATTTCCCTTTGTTTTATTTTTTGTCATCAATTTAAATTAGCCGAGGTCTTTGGACACGTTGACCACTTGGCCGATGACCTCGATATCGGGGTGGTCTTTGAGATTGAGCGGCATGGGCGGATAGGCGGTGTTGTCGCTGATCAGCAGCAGGCTGCCGTCTATTTGTTGCTGGATGCGCTTGACCCATAGGATGTCGCTGCTGCGAATCACGTAAATCTGGCCGTCGCGCGGGGTGGATTGGGCGGTGTTGACCAGCAGGCTGTCGCTGCTGCTGATGGTTGGCTCCATGCTGTCGCCTTTGGCGGTGATGATGTTCAGGTCTTTTGCATAGAGGCCGCGCAGGGCGAGCCAGTCTTTTCTAAAAGCAAGCCGAGTGACGGGGGCGGATACGCCGTAAGCAGCCGCACCGTTGCCGGCTGCGGCTTCTACGTCGTAAACGGGAATATAGACATATTCATCATTGGACGCTTCCGGCTGTGCTTTTAAATCATATTGGTAGCTTTTCCCGGTGAGCAGCCATTGGGCATCTATCCCGAACTTTATAACCAGCTTTTCTAAAATCAACAGAGATGGTTCTATCTCGCCCGCTAACATTTTTTCAAACTGATTAGTATCCACGCCCAACTCTTCTGCGATTTCATCAAGGCTCATATTCAGCCGCGCGTGGATGTGGGCAATGATTTCTTTCATGAAAGATTCTTGATTGTGGCTTAATCCACCTAACGATTCGTGGATTTTGCTTCGGCCTAAGATGTAATCTACATCTATTTGTAGATTCGGATGCTCGGCCGCCGCCATGCGAAGCTGCTGCTCAGGGATGGAGTTGCGGTTTTTCCGCGCGGAAAAAGCTTTCTCCGATAGGCCAAGAAAATCAGCCACATCTTTATCTTGTTTCAAATCAAGGCTTTGCTTAATTCTATATAGAAAATCTACAAATTGCATGTCCACACCTGTTGAATAATCCACATAAGTAGAATATACTGCATTCATTGGTAATCAATTAGAAATACCGACAAGCGGAGTTTATCACAGACAGGAGACATGAAATGGCTTTAACACCCGAAAAACTTAAGGAAAAGTTTGCCCAAGAGGGTAAGACTTTTGCTGATTGGGCCCGGCAACACGGTTATGAACCTCGTGATGTCTACATGGTGACAAATGGTTTGACCAAAGCCAGGCGTGGAAAAGGCTACGAAATTGCAAAGAAGTTGGGATTGAAATAAAGGCCGTCTGAAAGGAGTGCGGATATGGCAAGCAACAAAGGGACACGGGTTTTAAAGGTATTCAAGGCCTTAGAAGCGCACCCGATTATCGGGGTGAGCAATAAGGAGATTGCAGACGGCCTCGGCATTTCGCCCGCTTATGTGAGCCGCGATTTGGATGATTTGATTGCGGAGGGCTTGGCGGTGAAGCTGGATAACGGGCGCTATGCCTACAGCGTGAAGACCTTGCAGATTGCGGAGCGGTTCAGACGGCAGCATGAAGGTATCAAAGCCAAGATGGACGAGCTGAATCAACGGGTAAACAAAATTTGAAAAGTTGCGATGTCGCAACTTTTGGAGATGAAAAATGAATCACGATGTAATCGAACATGATGACGGTAACGAAAACCAAAATACCAAAATGGCTGTGATGCACAGTTTGGCCGTGATGGAGCAATGGGGTAACGGTGAAGTTTATAGTGAAGAGCGGTGGATTGAGCGAGGCCGCTATGCGGTACGGCAAACGATGGAGGGGATGTTTGAACTGGGGCGCGCCTTGATTGTGTTGAAAGAGCACATGACTTGGGAAAAGTTCGCAGACGTCTGCGAAGTTTTTGGAATGTCTGTGCGTGCGGCACAACAACTGACGCAAGCGACCAAACGATTCGCCACCCCGCAAATGCAAAAGGCGCAAGCCAAGTTGATGGATTTGGGTAAATCAAAACTGCTGGAATTGCTGGTAGAAGAAGACGCAACGCTGGTGGGTTTGGCGGATGGCGAAGAAGTGAACGGCATGACTTTGGATGATGTTGACCGGATGACGGTGCGCGAGCTGCGCTTGGCGCTGCGCGAAGCGAAAGACACGGCGGCGGCGAAAGACCAGGTAATCGGCGACAAGAGCAAGAAAATCGACGAGCTGGCGGAAAAGCTGGCCAAAAAGCAAGGCAGCGTGAAGGAGCCTGCGCCCGAAGATGTGGGCAGTGAGCTGGCGATGCGCTTGAGCAGCTTGGAAGTGGGTGTGCGCTCGGACATCAGCCGCTTTGCGGATTTGTTTGAACAGATGGCGGCGCATGGTGAGGCGCACGGCTTTGACCACAGGCCGAAGATGGTGGGCTGCATCAATCAGCTGATACGCGATTGCGAGGCTTTGCGCGAGCGTTTTGCGCTGCCGCAGGAAGCGCCGACGGATGATGTGCCGGAATGGTTGAAAGACGAAGACGGCGAGGCTTGATATGAATGCGGCTCTGAACGAGAGGTTGGGCGAGATTGCGCGGGAGGCGGAGCGGCTCGGGCATGGCGGCAAGACGGCTTATCTGAAGGCGCAGGCGCAAATGCTGGCGATGAGTTATCCGACTTTGCAGCGCAAGCTGGCGGCGGTGGCTTTGAAGCCGACACGCAAGCGGCGCGCGGATGCGGGGCAATCGGCTCTGAGCCGCGATGAGGCGGAAATCATCAGCGCTTTGGTGATTGAGGCGATGCGCAAAAACGGCAAGCGCTTGATGACGGTGGGCGCGGCGGTGGAAATGTTGCGCGCCAACGGCGAGATTGAGGCGGCGCGGGTGGATGAGGAAACGGGCGAGGTGTTGCCGCTTTCGGAAAGCACGATTATCCGCGCGCTGCGGGAATACAAGCTGCACCCTGATCAGCTGCTTCAGCCGGAGCCGGTAACGCGTTTGAAGTCGGCACACCCGAACCATTGGTGGCAAATCGACCCGAGCTTGTGTGTGCTCTATTACCTGCCCAAAAGCGGCAAGGACACGGGCTTGCGGGTGGCGGGCTATGAGGAGTTTTATAAAAACAAGCCGCAAAACCTGAAGAAAATCGAGCTGGATCGGGTGTGGCGCTACACCGGCACCGACCACGCCAGCGGCGCGATTATGGTGCGCTATTACTTCGGCGGCGAAACCAGCGCCAATCTTTGCGACTTTTTTATCTACATGATGCAGGCCAAGGCGGATTTGGGCAAAGACCCGTTTCGGGGTGTGCCGCGGAATGTGATGCTCGACCCCGGCTCTGCCAATACCAGCACGGCATTTAAAACGCTTTGCAAGGCGCTGGGGGTGCATGTGCAGATAAATAAGCCGGGCCAGCCACGGGCAAAAGGCCAGGTGGAAAAAGCCAACGATATGGTGGAAACGGCGTTTGAAAGTAGCCTGCGCCTGGTGGAAGTGGCGGGCATTGATGAATTGAATGCTTTGGCCGAGCGCTGGCAGCGCTATTTCAACGGCACCAAAACCCACAGCCGCCACGGCCTCACCCGCTATCAGGCGTGGAACAAAATCAAGCCCGAGCAGCTTTTGCTGCCGCCGCCTGCCGATTATTGCCGCGAGCTGGCAGTGAGCGCGCCGAAAGAGGCACGGGTGACGCCGGAATTGGAAATCAAGGCGTTTGGGCAGGTTTATAGCGTGAAAAGCATTGCGGGCGTGATTGTGGGGCAGAAATTGCTGGTGGCGCGCAACCCGTGGGATACGCAAGGCGCACGGGTGGCCACTTGGGATAGCGAGGGCAACGAGGTGTGGCAGCCGGTGGCCGCGCTTGAGTTTAACGAATGGGGCTTTAGAGAAACGGCGGCGATGCTGGGCGAGGAATACAAGGCAGCGGCGGAAACGCCGGCGCAGCAAGCCCGAAAAGCGCAGGAAATGCTGGCGATGGGCGCGGACACGCCGGAAGAAGCGGCAGCCAAACGCAAAGCCAAAGCACTGCCCTTCGGCGGGCGCATCGACCCCTACAAGCATCAGGAAGACACGCTGGCGGCAAGGAATACGCTCTATATCGAACGCAGCGGCCAACAGATGGATTACAACAAGCTGGAAGTGGCCGAGCAGATTTTGAGCAAGGTGGAAATCGCCAAGCGGCTGAAGCCGAGAGTGGAAGCGGCGGGCGGTGATTGGAAGCAGGCGGTGGTGGTGTTGCAGCAGGTTTACCCGCAGGGGGTGCGCGAGAGCGAGCTGGATGCGGTGTTTGAGCGCTTGAGTGCCACAGGCCGTCTGAAACTGCATGTGACGGGAACAGGAGATTGAAGATGAAAAAGACACAGGTTGAATTTGAGGCACTTGATGAAGATGGCACTTGGTCACTTATCGTAGATGACGATGAAACCGTAAGGGTGCCGCTTATTCGGGCAGAGAGCTTGCTTGCCCTGGATTATGCAGCACGAAGATTAAGCAAGCTTTATCTGCCGCAAGTAAATCATGGGGCAAGTTTTATGAATGCCGAAGCATTTGCCGCATTGAATGAGTTTGAGATTGCTGTGCGCAAATCAAAAAAGGCCGGGCTGGGGGGCGGAAATGGAGCAGACCTTTAAACAAATCGGCAAATCCTACGCGGTGGCGGCGGCTGAAATCGGTTGCAGCAAGCCGGCGTTGGTGGGGGTGGTGAAGCACAACCACTGGCCGAAAAAAGACGCAGCCGGGCTGCGCGAGAAGTTGAAGCAGTTTTTTAAAACGAATGGTGCGGTTGTTCCTGACTGTCTGGACAACGAGAAGGAAGCCGCACCTGCCCACACAAATGAAAGCGAGGACGACATTATGTTACTCAAAAAATCCACTTTAACACAAGCGGCACGGCAGCATTTCGGGCTTTTTCGCGACCCGTTTAACGAAGAAATCGGCTCGGCAGACGATGTGTTTCAATCGCCCGATATCCGTTATGTGCGCGAGGCGATGTTTCAAACGGCGGCGCACGGCGGCTTTGTGGCGGTGGTGGGCGAGAGCGGCGCGGGCAAATCGACCCTGCGCGAAGACTTGGCCGACCGCCTGCTGCGCGACGGCCGCCAGATTGTGTTGATCGAGCCTTATGTGTTGGCGATGGAAGACAACGACATCAAGGGCAAAACGCTGAAATCGGTGCATATTGCCGAGGCCATTTTAGAGGCGGTGGCTCCGGGCAGCAGCCCGAAACGCTCGCCTGAAGCGCGTTTCCGCCAAATCCACAGGGCTTTGCAGGAATCGGCCAAGGCGGGCAACAAGCACGTTTTGGTGATTGAAGAGGCGCATGCGCTGCCGATTCCCACGCTCAAGCACCTGAAACGCTTTTTTGAATTGAAGCAGGGCTTTGAGCGGCTCTTAGGAATTGTGCTGATTGGGCAGACGGAATTGGCGGTGAAGCTTAGCGAAAACAATCCGGCGGTGCGCGAGGTGGTGCAGCGCTGCGAGGTGGTGACTTTGCAGCCCTTAACCGACGGCAAGCTGGCAGGCTACCTGAAACACAAGTTTGCCCGCGCGGGTAAAGAAATGGCGGAAGTGCTGGAAGAGAGCGCGATTGATGCGGTGGCCGAGCGCCTGAGCCAACGCGCCCGCACACGCCAAGGCACGGTAGAAACCAGCCTGCTCTACCCGCTGGCGGTGAATAATTTAATCAGCGCGGCGATGAATCAAACGGCGGAATTGGGCTTTGACAAAGTGGACGGCGATGCCGTGCGGGGGGTGTGAGATGGAAATCATGAGAACTTTTGCAGGCCGTCTACTGATTTGCATTCCGCTGGCGCTGGCTTTGAGCTGGGTGGTGCCGGCGGTGGACAAGCGCCAAGCGCCCGAGCCGAAGCTGCAAACCGCTATTGTGCAGCCGCTGCCCCTGCCGACCGATGCCGACCCGTGGGCGGGGATGAGCGATGAGGAATTATTGCGCGGCGATGCGGAGGTGCAGCCATGAACGAGCGCTTGTTGCAACTGACCGCCACGCCCTGCTCGGCGGAATATCTGGCCGATGTGCTGCGGATGCCGTTGGACGAAGTGAAGCAGGCGCTGGCGCGGCTGGAGAAAAAAGGGCTGCTGCGCTCGAAAGTGCTGGTGACTTATCAGGCGGTGGATGTGCCCACGGCTGCGGAACGGAAGCTGGAGCAGCGGCTTGCGCTGCGGCTGGCGTATGCGGCCAATCGGAAGGCGGTGTGAGATGCGGATAGAACGCGATTACAGCCACATTAAGGCCAGCCTGAGCCGCGATGCTTCGGGGCGCTGGGTGTGCGAATTGAGCGGTGTGAACGGGGTGTGGCTGCTGACGCTGGTGGCCACGGAGCGGAAAACCAAGATGAAAGATGTGCTTCAGACGGCCTTGCGCTGCTTGAGCCGGAAAGATTTGAGAAAGGCGGCAGCATGAAAGTTAAATGCCCGGCCTGCGGCGCAGCGATGAGCCTAGACGCGCTAATCGGCCACGATGAAGCCCGTGCGGCTTTGGTAGCTGTGAGCGGCATCTCCGATGAGCTGGTGCGCGGCTGTTTGAAGTATTTGGGTTTGTTTAGGCCGCTTGAAAAAGATTTGACCTTTGCTCGGGTGGCCAAGCTGGTTGGCGAATTGCGCCCGATGATGGCAGCGGGGCAAATCAGCCGCAACCGCCAAGATTATCCTGCGCCGCGTGAGGCTTGGCTGTGGGCGTTTGAGCAGGTGTTGGTGGCGCGGGACAACGGCAAATTGCAGCGCCTGCCGCTGACCACACACGGCTTTTTACTGGAAACGCTGACGTTTTGGGCGCCGGCAAAAAGCCAAGCCGCCGCGCCGGTGCCGTTTGTGCCGACCGATGGCGGTCTGCAGGTGAACACCAAGCTGCGCCAAGGTGTGGCGGCGCTGGCAGCTTGGGCGGGTGGCGATTGGCTGCGGCAGGAGTTGGCGGCAGGCTTTGCCGAATTGGCGGCGATGAATCTGCAAGGCCGGCCGGCGGCGGCCGATATGGCGGTGGTGGCCGAGCGCTGGGAGAAGCGGCTTTTAGAGCAGCAATGGGCGGAAGAGTTTGACCGCAGCCGCTTTCAGACGGCCTTTAGGGCTTTGCAGAGCGGCAGCGAGTGGCCGAATGTGAACGACTTTATCCGCCACCTGCCGCCGCGGCTGATACCGAGGGCAATGCTGGAGAAACCCAAACCCGACCGGGAAAAAGGCCGGGCGGAAATGGCAAAAGTGAAAGAATCTTTAAAACAGAAAGGAAAGCAGGATGGGTAATTTAGAGGATTTTGAAAAGCTGATTTTAAAAAGCTTTATCGAAGAAAACTGGGCAATGTTTTTACAGCATTGCGAAGCCCAAGATGTGGGCGAGCTGAGCGCAGAGGAAATCTGCCGGAAATTGGAGATATGAGAATGGATGAAATCAACCCGAAAGACTACAAACGCGATGCACGCGGCAATCTGGTGGCGGTGGCCAATATCCGCGAGATTGATTTGCTGCGCGATGAATTGGTGATGGAGCTGGTGGGCAAGGCGAATGGGGTGGCGGAAACGTTGGCCGATTTCAAGCGCGGCACCTTGGACGATATTGCCGCTTTCGTGCAGCTCTCGGCCGACCGCTACGATGTGCAACTGGGCGGCAGAAAAGGCAATGTGTCGCTGCACAGCTTCGACGGCCAATACCGCGTGCAGCTGGCGATGCAGGACACTTTGGTATTCGACGAGGGCTTGGCGGCGGCCAAAGCGCTGATTGACGAGTGCATCAACGAGTGGACGGCAGGCAGCCGCACCGAGCTGAAAACGCTGATTAACGCGGCTTTCCAAGTGGATAAAGAAGGCAATATCTCCACCGCCCGCGTGCTGGGACTGCGCCGTTTGGCGATAGACGATGCCAAATGGCGCCGCGCGATGGATGCCTTGAGCGACAGCCTGCAGGTGCATACGAGCAAGGCTTTTGTGCGGGTGTATCGCCGCGATACGGCGGGCGAGTATCAGTTGATTAACTTGGATGTGGCGAAGGTGTGAACATGGCAAAAATCATTATCACATTTGAAGACAGCCCGGAAGGCGTGATTGTCTCGGCGAATGGTGCTCGTATTCCGGCGGCAGAGAAAGACCGGACAGAAGCACAAAAGTTGGCGCTTTTAATCAGAGAGACATTGGAAAAGCACTACGCCGACAGTATCAAACCTATCCATTAACCCAAACCCGCGCGGCACGGTTTGCCGCTTTTGAAAACTCAGGAGTAAAACATGAATAAAGCAGAATTGATTCAAGCCGTTGCCGCGCAAAGCGGCGAGAGCAAATCCACCGTGGAGCGTGTGTTGACAGGCTTTGAAGCGGCGGTGAGCAACGAGCTGGCGGCAGGCGGCAGCGTGGCATTAAGCGGCTTCGGCAGCTTTGCCGTGGCCGACAAGCCCGAGCGCCAAGGCCGCAACCCCCGCACCGGCGAGCCGCTGACGATTGCGGCGCACAAAACGCCGAAGTTTAAGGCGGGCGCAAACCTTAAGGCGGCTGTGAACGCTTGATAAATGCAGCAACAGGCCGTCTGAACAGACGGCTTTTTTACTGGGCAAAGGAGCATGAAATGAAAGAAAACGCAGCGCAAAAGAAACGCCGCTTAATCCAATTAATCCATGTGGCCAAAGGCCAATTGATGCTGGCCGACGGCGATTACCGCGCCCTGCTGGCCAATGCGAGCTGCGGCAAAACCAGCAGCACCAAATTGAGCGTGGCCGAGTTGGAAACGGTGTTGCGGCAGATGAAGGCGCAAGGCTTTGTGGTGACCACCAAGGCGCAAGCGGCGGGCGGTGAGCCGGATATCCCCGTGCACGACAGCAACGCGCAAGTGGAAATGATACGCGGCTTGTGGCTGGAGCTGCACCGCTTGGGCGCGGTGCGCGACCCGAGTGAGCGCGCTTTGGCCAAATTTGTGCAGCGACACACGGGAATTGCTTATCAGGGCTGGCTCGGTGTTGACAATGCGATAAAAGTGATTGAGCATCTGAAAAAATGGCGCAACCGGGTGCGCCATTAAGTGTAACAATGGGTTAGGAGCAATATTATGGCGGACAATCGGGCGGCGGAATTGATTGTGGATTTGGAAGAGCAGCTGGTGGCGTGTTTGGTGTCGGTGTCGGCTGTCGACCGCCAAGCGGCCAAGGTGGCGGCCAAGCAGGTATCACAGCACATCAGCAAGCACTGGGGCGGCCAGCTTTTGTATATCCCCAAAAATCAGGTGGGGGTTTTGTCGGAGCGCGACAAGGAAATCTGGGCGAAGTTTAACGGCAGCAACCATGCGGCTTTGGCGCAGCAATATGATTTGAGTATGCAGCAGATTTATGCGATTGTGCGCGAGGCGATGGCGATTGCCAGAGCGAAAACGCAGCAGGATTTGTTTGCAGGTTGAGCGTTCGGGTTGGATATGCGGTCAGGTTTTGTCCTGACCGCTTTTTTACGGCGTTTCGCGGCGCGGTCGGGGGTTTGCCTGCCCTGAGGGCAAAACGCGCTTAAAACGCGATTTTGGCGCGCCGAGCTTTTCAGGTAGCCAATCACCCGCTGCCATCACTTTTTAAAGCGTATTAAAAGCTATTCAAACGGCCATGCTCCATCATTCGTAAAACGAGTGACGGAGCATTTTTTATGTTTGAGATTTTCCGCGCAGGCAAACGCACCGACAACAACGGCGTGGCGCACAACATCCCGCCCGAAGTGGTGGCGGAAGTGGCCGCAGGCTATCAGCCCGAGCTGCATGAAGCGCCGATTGTGATCGGCCACCCGAAAACCGACGACCCGGCTTGGGGCTGGGTGAAAAGCCTGCGTGCCGAAGACGGTGTGCTCTCGGCTGAATTTGCCGATATGGATGATGATTTTGCGGCGGCGGTGAAAAAGCGCCGCTATGCCAAGGTGAGTGCCAGCTTTTATCCGCCCCAGCACCCGGCCAACCCCAAGCCCGGCTCGTGGTATTTGCGCCATGTGGGCTTTTTGGGCGCCACGCCGCCGGCGGTGAAAGGCTTGGCCGCGATTAGTTTCTCCGAAGACGACGGCTGCTTGTCGTTTGCCGAGGCCGAGCCGGAAACGGTGGGCTTGCTGCGCGGCCTAATGCGCAAGCTGGGCTTTTCCGCCGCCGATTTTTCTGAAGAAGCCCCGCTTGACCCGCCGATTAACCCCCAACCCGACCCGACCCCGAAACCCGATGAACCGAAACAGGAGACCCTTATGCCGACCGAAGAACAGCTTGCGGCTGAAAAAGCCGCCCGTGAAGCAGCTGAGGCGAAAGCCGCTGCCGCCGAGGCGGAATTGAAAAAACTGCAAGACGAGCAAGAACAAGACTTGCGCGGTGCCGCACACCAAGCCAATGCCGATTTTGCCGAAGGCTTGGTGAAAGCAGGCCGTCTGAAACCCGCCGATAAAGATTTGGTGATTCAGGCGCTGGATTTTGCCGAACACCCCGAACACACCACCGCCGATTTCGGCGAGGGCGATAAGAAAAAACCGCTCGGCACGGCTTTGCGCGATTTTCTCGCTGCGGTGCTGCCGGTGCAGCTGGCGGGCGGCGAGCAGGCCACGGCCGGCAAAGCGGCGGGCGCGGCTGCCGGTGTGGCGGAATTTGCCGAATATGCCGATGCGGATGCTTTGAGCCATCACGAGCGCGCGCTGGCAATGGCAGCCAAGGAAGGCATTGCCTACGATGTGGCCGCCCGCCGCACCGCCGGTGTTTAACCATCACAACAGGAGCAAGCAATGAGCACTCATTTGAAACAGCTGCGCGGCCAGATCGACCCCGTATTGACCAATCTGGCCTTGGGCTACAAGCAGGCCGAATTTATCGGCGAGCGCATTATGCCGGTGGTGTTTACCGACAAAGAAGGCTTGCGCGTGCCGGTGTTCGGCAAGGGTTCGTTTGTGGAATATACCACCGAGCGCGCGGTGGGCGCGGCTTCGAACATCATCACTTTAGACAGCCCGAACTATATGCCGGTGGTGCTGGAAGAGCATGATTTGGCCGCAGGCGTGGATTACCGCGAGCGTGCGGAATCGCTGTATGACGAACGCGCCAAGGCCACCCGCCGTGTGACGCGCGGCATCCAGCTGCGCCAAGAAATCGAAACCGCTGCGCTGGTAACCAGCAAGGCCACTTATCAATCCGGCCACAGCAAGGATTTGTCGGCTACTAAGCAATGGAGCGACGATGCTTCCGACCCGATGGAAGAAATCGCCAATGCCAAAGAAACCGTGCGCGCCGCCTGCGGTGTGGTTCCGCGCGTGTTGGTGGTGGGCGCATCGGTGTTGCACGCCTTGTCCAAACACGATGCCTTGCGCGGCGCATTGAGCGCCAACGAGCGCAAAACGCTGTTGAGCCAGGAGCAAATCCGCCATCTACTTGATGTGGACGAAATCATTGTCGGCGCGGCGGTATCCACGCCCGACGGCAAAAAGCAGACTGCCGATATTTGGGGCAAGTTTGCCAGCCTGATTGTGCGCCCCGGTGTGGCAAGCGAGGGCAACGACGAGGGCATGCCGAGCTTCGGCTACACCTTCCGCCGCCACGGTATGCCGGTGGTCGACCGCTTCGAAGCAGTGGGCGGCAAAGTGGAATACGCCCGTTATACCGACATCCGCAAAGCGGCGGTGGTGGGCAGTATGTGCGGCTTTTTGTTTGAAAAAGCGATCGCTTGATTGAAACAGGCCGCCTGAAATGAAGATTGAATCCGGTCTGAGAAATTGAGCAGCGGTAAGTAGTTTCAGACGGCCTGATTTAAAAGGATACAACTCAATGAAACAAATCAATCCCGAGCAGTTGGAAGCCAAGATTAAACATGAAGAGTATCACCGCATCGGTGACACCATGACTGTTTGCTCATTGGTGTTACACAGCGGTTTTGTCGTTATCGGCCAGTCGGCCTGTATCGACCCTGCTAAATATGATGAGGCTGTAGGCTGCGAGATGGCTCGCAAGAATGCAGTTAATCAGTTGTGGGCGCTGGAGGGCTACCACGTGAAAGAAACCGATTACGCTGCTCAGGCAGCAATGGAGGCTTAAATGGCTAAGCAAACCAAACAGGTGGTATTAACCACCACCATCCCGGCAACGGGCGCGATTGTGGTGAACCGTTTTGTGAACTTTGCCGGTGCGCAAGCCAAGGCCGGTGAGGCGGTGGCGGGTGTATCTGCTTACGATGTAGCAGCCGGTGATTTTGCGGCTGTGGATGTGGTCGGCATTGCGCTGGTGGAAGCCGGCGGCGCGGTGGCTGCGGGAGCCCAAGTGGGCGCAGATGCGCAAGGTTGCGCGGTGAGCGGTGCAGCCAAGGCAGCAGGCACGGCGTTGACGGCGGCAACGGCCGCCGGTGAAATCATCCGCGTTTTATTGAAAGGTTAATCATGACCATCAAAGTCTATATCGCCCACACGCCGCTGATTCTGCAAGATGCGGCGGGCAAAGAATTCCGTGTGGAAACCGGTGAGGCGGTGACATTGTCGCCCGAGCAATACGAGCAAGTAGCCGCGCATGTGAGCGCCGCTGAAATCAACGATGAAGCGCTGGCCGAATCGGGCTATGCGCCGGATGGTGAAACGCCGTTGCAGGATACGCCGTCTGAAACGCCCGAAACACCGGCACCGAAACGCGGCCGTGCCAAGGCGGCGGAATAAGCCATGTATATCACGCGCGATGATGTGCTGCTGGGTTTGGCCAAAATGGAATTGGTGCAGTTGACCAACGACGACCCTTACGGCAGCGAGCCGGATTTGGCGGTGCTTGACCGCGCCATTGAATACGCCTGCGAGCTGGCCGATGGTTATCTGATGGGGCGCTACACGTTGCCGCTCGACCCTGCGCCCAGCATGTTGCGCCACCTCTGCACCGATATCGCGCGGCATTGGCTGCACCGCCGCCGCATCAACACGGCAGATTTTCCGAAGCCTTTGGAAGCAGCCTACAGCAATGCGATTAAGATTTTGGAGCAAATCCGCGACGGCAAAATCCAGCTTGGCGTGCGCGGCCTGCCCGATGCGGCCACCGAAAAGCTGCACCCGGAGCAAGGCGTGTATTTGGTGCGCGGCAAAGGCAAGATGGATTTGGAGGGCTATTGATGAGCGCCACACTGACCATACTCACCGCGCTGCGCGACCACCTGCAAGCGGCCTTGCCGGGCTATGAAGTGGCGCTTTTCCCCGACCACCCCGACAGCTACCGCTTTATCCACCCGCGCGGCGCGGTGCTGATCGGCTATCAGGGCAGCAAGTTCACCAAGCTGGAAGCCTTGGGCATGATTGCGCAGCAGCGCGACATCACGCTCAATCTGACGGTGTTTGGGCGCGGCCTGCACGGCGATGGTGCGGCGCTGGATTTGCTCGATGCGCTGCGGCTCGCCCTGGTGGGCTACACGCCGCCGCATTGCCAGCCCTGCCATTTGCTTGCCGAAGGCTTTTTGAGTGAAGACGGCGGCGCGTGGCAATACCAATTGACGGCGCACACCGAAACGCAGCAGGTGCAGCAAATCACGCAGCCTGATTTGCCCAAATTTATCCAAGCACGCACCCGCCGCGAAGGCACGGCGCTTGAGCCTGATTTGAAACCTAACCCAAACCCACCCTCACCCTAGCCCTCTCCCAGCGGGAGAGGGAAATGATTGAATAGGAGAACAACATGGCAGCAGCTTTCCACCACGGCACCGAAACCATCCGCATCGATGGCGGCAGCTCACCCGTTTACACTGTTGACGGTGCCATCACCGCCATTGTCGGCACCGGCATGGCAGGCCCGGTGAACGAAATCACCGTATGCCAAACCGCCAAAGATTTTGCACAGTTCGGCACGGTAACCGGCGCAGGTTTCACCCTGCCCGATGCGGCAGCGGTGTTTACCCGCTATCAATCCGGCATTGCTTATGTGGTGAACGTGCTCGACCCGACCAAGCATAAAACCAGCGTTACCGGCGAAGCGCTCGTGGTGGATGCCGATACGCTGAGCGCTAAAACCCAAAAGCCGGGTTTGCTCAACGCCACACTGAAAGATGGTGCCACCACGCTGCAAACACCGAAAGACTACACCATCGACCTGCAAAATGGCGAGATTGTGTTTGTGGCCAAAAGCAGCAACCCCAGCATTGATTATGAGCATCTCGACCCGAGCAAGGTAACTGAGGCCGACATTATCGGCGCTTATGTGGCTGCTACTGGCAAGCGCACCGGCTTGCAGGCGCTGCAAGAGGGCTTCAACCGTTTTGGCGCCGATGCCAAAATCATCATCTGCCCGGAATACGACAAAACCGCCACTTGCGCCGCTGCCATGATTACAGCCGCCGAGCAGCTTAAAGCCATTGCCTACATCAGCGGCCCCAAAGGCACCACGCTGGGCAAGGCGCTGGAAGGTCGCGGCTCTAAGGGCAGCATCAATTTCAACACTGGTTCTGACCGCGCCCAGCTTTTTTACCCCTATGTAGAGGGCACGCTAGGGCTGGAGCCGCTGGCCACTCACGCTGCAGGCCTGCGCATGAAAACTGATGTGGAGCAAGGCTATTGGTTTTCGATTTCCAACCGCGAATTGCTCGGCGTGGTGGGCGCGGAAGTGCCCCTCACCGCCCGTGCCGACGACCCGCAAAGCGAAACCAACCGCTTGAACGAGCGCGGCATCACCACGGTATTTAATTCATACGGCACGGGCTTTCGCATGTGGGGCAACCGCTTGGCCTGCTTCCCCGCCGTGAGCCATATCAAGAATTTCGAGGTGGCGCAGCGCACCGGCGATTTGATTGACGAGAGCATCCGCCGCGTGGAGCTGCAATATATCGACCGCCCGATTGACGAAGCGCTGCTCGACAGCCTGATCGAAACCGTGCGCACTTATCTAGGCACGCTGCAATCGATTGTCGGCTTTGATGTGGCGCTGGATTACGACTACGACTTGGCCGATGCCTTCAGCAAGGGGCAAGTGCCCCTGGTGTATGACTACACGCCCAAGCTGCCGGCCGAGCGCATCACCAACACCAGCGTGATGACGCGCAAATACATGGTCAACCTCATCAGCCAAGCGGCATAAGGAGCAATCAATGAGCCAAATTAATGCAATCTACAATGCCAACGTGTATCTCGATGGCAACAACCTCTTGGGCAAGGCGGGCGAATTCAAGCTGCCGGAATTTGAAATCGGCCAAGATGAGTATAAAGCGCTGGGCATGGTGGGCACCATCAAGTTGCCCAACGGCGTGGAAGCGCTGGAAGGCGAAATCACTTGGAACAGCCTCTATCCCGAAGTGGCGGCCAAGGCCAACCATCCGTTTAAAGCGGCGCAGCTGATGGTGCGCAGCAACCTGCAAACCTTTGATGCGCGCGGATTGGTCAAGGAAGTGGCTGTGGTCACCACCGTGACTGCAACTTTTAGTAAAAACGGATTGGGCGGGCTCAAGCCGAAAGAGAAAAGTGAGCAGGCCAGCACTTATCAGGCCACCGAAATCCGCCAAATGGTCGACGGGCGCGAAACGCTTTACTACAACGCGTTTAAAAACATCTACCGCGTAGACGGTGTGGATGTGCTCGCGCAGATGCGCAAAAACATTGGCGCTTAAGTTTTAAAGCAGCTTAAAAGCGTTTCAGACGGTCTCACCCTAAACTCACCTTATGTATTGAAACATCAGGTGGGTTTTCTTTTGGCCGCCCACACGGCTTTACTTTGAAAAAAGGATAGTAAGAATGAGCGATAAAAACCAAGCGCAAGCTTTGCAAGAACAATTGGGTGTCGGCAAAGTGATTGAGTTGCTGGAGCCGCTGGATACACCTGACGGCAAGATTGAAAAACTGACCCTGCGCCGCGTGAAAGTGAAAGACTACAAACGCGCCGCCGAGCAACACCCCGACAATGCGGCTTTGCAGCAGCTGGCCGCTTTGGCCAACGCCACCGGCCTGATGCAGGAAGATTTTGAAGAATTGTGCTGGGAGGACTACCAGCAGATCAGCCAGTTTTGCCTCGGCACCTGATTGGGATGCCTATTATCAGGCTGCGGCCGATTTGGCTTGGTGGTTCGGATTTGCGCCAGCCCACATAGAAGAAATGCCACTCGAAGAGATTATCGAGTGGCAGAAACAGGCGAATAGGCAGATTAAAGCGAAGTATTCGAAGCTTTAGCGGCTTTGGTTTCGGCAAGCTCCGTAAGAAATTTGCGCCGCTCCCGCAGCCAAAGCCTAACCAGCCAAGCTAAGGCCGTGCCGGCAATGGCAACGGCAAAACCAATCATGATGGCGGCTAAGATGCCGATGGTTAAAAAACCAAGTGCCGCAGCCAAAATACTGCCGGTATCCAACAGGAAATAGACAAACACACCTGCCGCAACAATAAATGCCGTTGGCACATAAAGCATCGCGGCAACGGAAGC